AGACTTACTAATGTAGGTATTAGTAAGGACAATGTTCTCCGGGGGAGGATACTCATGTTTCTTCGCGATCTTTTCCCTCAGGGCACAGATCGGCTTACCGTTGTCGGTATCTATTACGAATACTACCGGTCCGACGTCATCGTCGACGCCCTGGAATACCTCGTGTCCAAGGGATATGTGAACAAGAGAGAAGTCCCCCATCCGGCGAGGAAGCTTGAAACCCTCGCGACCTATACGATAAACGCGGTTGGGATTGACCTCTGCGATGGCACAACGCGCGACCCCGGAGTGACGATTGTCCCTGAGGAGGTCTGACTGTGGGAAGACGATCGAAAGCAGACCTCTATGACGTAGTGGACCGTATACTCGAGTTATATACAAAGGACAAGCTCACTATCAAAGAAATAGCCGATCAGCTTAAGCGTGACGGAATAGATATGAGCCGGGAGGCTGTCAGGCGTTCCATAAAAAACACGAGGGAGGCCGCTTCCGAGCTAAAAAAATCTATCGAAGAAGCACGAGTCATGATGGATGCTGCCAGGGATAATCCGAACACCGATCTGCCAGAATTGATAACCACGAAACTGGGATGCCTATTATGGAGGGAAGCTCAAGAAATTGATGCGATAGAGTTTGATGACCCAGCGGCCTTGGTCGCAGCGGCCGGGAGGCTCGCCGACTCTCAAGTGAAAATTGGACGGCTGAAAATGCAGTATCAATCAGGATTTGAAGCCGCTAAGAAGACCGTTCTATCCAGGCTTAAAGAGGAATTGAAGAGCGCCCCGGATATCGTTGAGCGCATAGCGGCTATTGTCAACGGGATTGAGCCGGAGGTGAAATGAGCGAGTCCATCATTACTGAGCTGGTCGGAACGCGAGAGGAAGCCCGTCGTTCAGTAAAAAGCCGAAAACGACGAGACGCTTGCGAACATGATTTTGGCCTATTTTGCCGCACATACCTCCCCCATTATTTTGGATCTGATCCAGCGCCATATCACCCGATCATCATGGACATCGTCTCTGCATGCAGCCTCACCGTTTCACAAGTGGCCTCGCTCAAGCCGATGATTAAGGAAAAGTACCACAGTCTCATGACGCCTTCCGATAGATTGGCCGGCATCATCGACGTGGAGCCCCGCGGTTTCTCGAAATCGACCCGCTTCTCCTTGGCATTCCCAATCTGGATCACCTTCTACAAAAAGTTCTTGTTTCCCATTCTCTTCGCCGCAGCCCAGCGCATGGCGGAAGATAACCTCGAATCGATCAAGGATGAAATCGAGCAAAATGAGCTCCTTGCTGAGGACTTCGGCGACATGAAAGGCAAGATATGGAAGAAGGACAAGATCACCCTCGCTAACGGGACAGCCATCGTCGCCCGAGGAGCTGGAGCCTCAACACGCGGTATCAAGAACGGGCCGCACCGGCCTGATGTGGCTATCTGCGACGATATCATGACCGACGTGGCCGCTGAGTCTAAGCGCCAGCGGGATAAGCTGTACCGCTGGTTTAAGCGCGTCGTCCTACCGCTGGGAAAGGATATCTTCCCGGTTCTCATTAATACGATCTTTCACGAGGATGATATCGTCTGTAGGCTTCTCAAGGAAATCGAGGGCGGTCAGCTCAAAGGCTGGGTCGGCTTCCGTTTTGCAGCGCGTATTCCGTCAGGGGTGTCTCTCTGGCCTGCGTACTGGACAGAGGAGAAGCTCCTAAAAAAACAGGACGAGGTGGGCTCCGCTGCCTGGTCAACCGAATACATGAACGAACCGCTCTCGAGCGAGGACGCTGTTATTAAGAAATTTCATTACTACGAGCTCTCAGAAATGTCGTTCGTCGGGAAGAAGCGCTTTGGCGGGATTGATCCGGCAACGGGTACGCACGACAAATGTGCTTTCTGCACTCTTATTGATGGGGATGACGGCGTGCTTTACGTAGCTGATTCCTGGGGCGAAAGATTATCAGAGATTCCATTCCTTGAGAAGATAATAGACACCTATTCTGTATGGCAGCACTCATCCATCGGGTTTGAGGATATTGCCTTTCAGACGATATACAAGAACAACATCATGGAGAAGGCTGCTGCGAGAAAGGTCTGGCTACCGATCAACGGCAGAAAGAAAGGAACCATGTCAAAAGTCGCGTGCGTCAAGGAAATGGCGCCTCTCATTGAAGCCGGATTTATCCGGTTTCAGAAGAATCAAAAAGAGCTTGTCGAACAGCTTTCCATGTTCACCCCTGATGGGCCGAAGAGCGCCTATGACGACGAAGTGGACGCTCTCTGGTACGCATTTAAAGAAGCCGACAGCCTTCGTCACGGTCCTGGAGCTCCTGCGGTTGCCACATCGGAAAGCTATGGGCGGACCCTTATTCGATCAGTTATAAGAGGTTTTAAGCGATGAAAGAGAAAAAGCCTATCGTTGACACGAAGACACTCACAGCCCGCGTCATTCGCATAGACGATGTCATGAATTCCTTCATGCCGTATATGCCGAATCCGGACGAGGTCCTGCGCGACTCAGGGGAAGCGATCGGTATATATCGAGAAATGAAAAGTGATTCCCGGATCAAGAGCCTGCTTAAGGTCGCGAAGAGTGCCGTCTTGAACATCCCGGTACTCATCGAGCAGGGGGACGCATCAGACGAAGTCATGGACGTAGTCAGGAAGGCTACCAAGAGCCTCCCCTTCTATCCAATTGAAAAACGGCTCCTGTCCGCTATGGATTATGGATACGCTGCCTGTGAGCTTGTCTGGAAGGAGAAAGACGGCTGGTGGCTCCCGCGCGACGTGGTTTTGAGAAAACCTGAACGTTTCGCGTTTAATCGCGAGGGTCGGCTCAAATATCGGTATCAGGGAGAGTATATCGATCTTTATAGTCAGGCCTACAAATGGCTCGTCTACCGCTTCGACAAGGACGCCGAGAACCCCTACGGGACAGCTGCTCTGAAGAGCTGTTATTGGCCGTGGAAATTCAAAAAGGCCGGCCTTGAGTTCTGGCTCATGGCTACCGAGAAGTTCGCAGTTCCTTCTCTCCTCGCAATCTTCGAGTCATCAGAGCAGGATGAAAAGGTCCGTGAACGGGCAAAGGCCCTTGCGGAACTGTTAAGCACTGTTGAATCAGGCTCAGGCTCTGCGGTGGCGAACGTGAAAGAGGTCAAGGCGATTGAAGCATCAGGAGATCTCAGCACCTTTCAGTCTCTCCTCAATTGGTGTGACACCCAGATCGCGTATGGCCTGGTGTATCAAAGCCTATCAGTCCAGGAAGCGGAGAACGGGACACGGGCACAAGCCACTGTACATGAAGACACCTTCAAGGATTCATCGAAAGGAGAGTGCAGAGAACTCGCTCCTGTACTGCAGATGCTGGTCGATTGGGTTGTTGAGCTCAATTTTGGTCCGGGGGAAGCAATCCCTCAGGTGTCCTTCGACCTTGCCGATTACGCGACCTGGGAGCAAGTACGCGACGCAATCGATAGAGGGGTGCCTGTCTCAAGACAGGCCCTGTACTCTCGGTATGGCCTGCCAGAACCTGAGGACGATGAGGACAGTTTCGTAAAGCCCCCGTCCTCCCCTGAGCTTTTGTTATCCGATTCGAATAAAAAAAAAGCACGAAAGCCCTTAAGGATTATCGCAAGCGGGCATTAAGCCAGGAACTTGCTAAGGCGAGGGAACTCGACCGAGTAACCGAGAACGCGAAGCCCCGTATCATAAAACATCTCTCTGATAATCTCCTGCAGTGGATGAAGAATGTTGACAGGGCTGGCGGTCCTTCGAAAGAGAACCTGGACCGGATCGAGATCCCTGACCTCTCCCCGGATATTGTTACAGAAACTGAATGGCTTCTTCTTCTCTCCTACATCCTCGGGATGGATCACGTCGAGACCGACCTTGATCTTGCGGATGAGGATATCCCCGCGATTCCCTTCTCCGAGGCTGTCTCATATATGAAATCCCGTGTACCGCTCACAAAGGAGGAATGGGAGGCCCTTGAGCTTGAGCCTAAGCTTCGTTTCAGAGCCTTCACGGTTGCCGCTTTGTCGAAATACGACACTGTGAACAAAGTAAAGAATATGGTACTCGGCGCGGTCGAGAACGGGAAACCTTTCGAGGAGTTCTGGACTGAAGCTTCTGCCTTAAGCGCATCAGGCTTAGGGGCTTCTCCATGGTATTGGGAGACCGTATTCCGGACGAATGTGCAGACCGCGTATAATGCTGGCCGTGCAGCTGAGTTTACTCGAACGAACCCCGATTACCTTGAATTTGTCGGTATCGAGGATGTTCGTCAGACAGACATCTGCGCCGAACGGTCAGGGGTAATCCTCCCGGCTACGCATCCATTCTGGCAGACAAACTGGCCGCCATTGCACTTTGGCTGCCGATCTACGGTGCGTAACGTCTCACGGGAGGAAGTTGAACTCCAGCGAGAGCAGAATCCTGACTGGAAGACGACGGACGAAGCTCGGATTGAAAAGATCATTTCCCCGGCGAAGGGATTCGGAGAAAATCCGGTAGAGACAGGGAGTTTCTGGGAGATTACAGATGCTATGGCTTCACGGGCGGAAGAATATAATATTCTCACAGACTTGAAGCAGTTCGCGAAAACACTAAAGGTAAAGGTTAGGCTTTGGAATTCGCCAAAGGATATGAACTTTCGCAATATCCCCATAGCAGCAAAAAATGGTTCGTTGTATATCCACGAAAGCTATGGAAAAAAACAATTGAAAGAACTGCCTGTTGCTCGACGCATTGCCGAAGAAGGACATGAAGTAAAAATCCTGCCTAAAAGCGACCTTGTAAAAAGCCCTGACTTCAGTATAGATAAAGAAATCTGGGAAGTTAAAAAAATTGAAGCAAAAACGGAGAACGCGATCGATCAAAGATTAAGAGAAGCCGCTGAGCAGGCGAATAATGTGATTTTGGATGTTGGGGAAGCGGTCCCGGATTCGACATTAAAAAAAGTGCTAATTGATCGAGTGACCAGAAACAGACGTATCAATCGTGTCATGATTGTTCGAGGAGACTCCATAACTACATACCCTCGGGAAGAGATACTTGATTGGGGAAAAAAATAGGCGAGGGCAGAGAATATATCCATGCGCTGCTCGCCTATCGTGTGCCGCCATTACGACACCTGGGTGGGGCCCGTGGACCCGTCAATTGATCCACCAGCCAAGTATAGTATCGGCGTCTTTTTCTGATTTGTCAAGATATTCCTCCATCAGAGGGAAAAACGGACTGGAATATTGCGTAAATACACCCCGATTTCGCGCAAGAAGCCGTTAGAATTTCGTTCGAAAAAAAATGAGCTATCCAAGGTCATTTTACGCTCAATCGACGCATCCTGACGCGTTTTTGAAAAAATCGGCAATTTATCATTTGCTATCGGATCCGCCTGACGCTCTCGGTTTCAGAGAGCTATACAAACGCCCTTATGAGCAGCGAATTACTCGAGTGGCGGCATAAAAACTCAATAATGTAATGATAAAATCTACCGATAATTTAAGAAAAATAAAATGAGGGTAGCATGAAAAAACGAATCGATTTGCATCCTCTCATCAACAATCAGTGTGACAGGTCTTGTAGTAAAGAAGAGCGCCAGAAACACACCATAGATGATATCTGTCAGAAAGCGACATCAAAAATCGACGGGTTACCAGTAAGGTGTGTTGGGCCATGGGCCTATGAAAAAATATATTTTCTATCGCGGTATTTCATCATGTTCGCAAAGGGAATGAAGGATAAATGGAACGGGAATCTTGCATATTTCGAGATCTGCAGCGGTCCGGGACGGTGTATCAACCGAGAGAACGCTGAAGAAATAGACGGGACTCCTCTGGTAATTATGAATAGTGTTGGATTTCAATATCTTAAAAAAGCTTATTTCATTGATATTAAGCAAGGTATTATTGATGCTCTAAATAAGCGAATTAATGCAAAGAATATTTCCAGCAAAGCTCACGCACTCTATGGCCGCTATGAAGACGGAGACTTCATAGCTAAGCTGATTAATGATACAAATAATGTAGGTCTCAATCTTGTATTCATTGATCCGACAGATTGTTCCGTTCCCTTTTCGACAATCCAAAAGATTACAAGTGTAAGACATGTTGATATCATATTGAATATGGCTGTCTGGACTGACCTTAACAGAAATTTGGCGAAAGCGGTGCTCAATCCTGATTATGATAGCAGGCGAAAGTATGAAACCTTCTTAGGGGATTCCGATTTCTTCAATGACCCAAAGATCATAGAGATGGCACATTATGAAAATTATCAAGATCTTCGATCTCAATACATGAAAAGATACCGTTGCAAACTTCAAGAATTAGGGTTAAAATTTGTACAGGAGAAACCCATTAACGGTTACTATAACCTGGTGTTTGCATCGGCGGATAAAAAGGCGCTTCATTTCTGGCATCAAGCTGCAGAGTCAATTCAACCGGATGGGCAACGTCAATTACTATAATGCGGGAGGCCGTATGAACAATACAAAGATAGAATGGACTGATTCGACATGGAACCCTGCGACAGGATGTACTAAGATTTCTACAGGCTGTGTCCACTGTTATGCGGAAAAGATGGCAAACAGACTTAAGGCCATGGGCCTAAAAAAATATCAAAATGGTTTTCAGCTTACACTACATCCTGAGACCTTGAATGAACCGTATTCCTGGAAACGGCCTCGTATGGTGTTTGTGAATTCAATGAGTGATCTATTCCATGAAGATATACCTTTCAGCTATATTGAAAAGGTGTTTTCTGTTATGAATGAAAACCGATCTCATGTCTTTCAAATATTAACAAAGCGGGATGCCGTTCTCCTTGAATATGCGCGTCATTTGAAGTGGACAGAAAATATTTGGATGGGAGTTACTGTTGAAGCAGATGATAAAATATATCGCATCGAAAACTTAATCCAAACGCCTGCGGTCGTGAAATTCCTTTCCTGCGAACCTCTCTTGACCCCTCTTCACAGCTTGCCTCTTAGGGCTATTGATTGGGTAATTGTAGGAGGAGAATCTGGCCCAGGGGCACGGCCAATGCGGCGAGCATGGGTAGAAGATATTCATAGCCAGTGTATCTCCGCTGGTACACCCTTCTTCTTTAAGCAATGGGGTGGAGTGAATAAAAAAGCAGCTGGAAGAGAATTGAATGGGAGAACCTATTCTGAGATGCCAGATATCGCTTTAGCAGTGTAAGCCATTTGGGAATGGCTTAAGGATTACTGCTTCGTAGATTCTGACTACAGGTTTGGATCTCAAGAATCATAGTGAAGATATCTTCACTCTTCGCCTCGGGGTGCATGTTGAACATCCTATCCTATGCGTTAATGCAATCGTATAGGTGAATGCAATTCTTTAGCCCCTTATCCACCTTCACGTATTAACCCCCGGTTTCCCGTTACTGTTGCAGTATGAAAGTTCGTAAGAGAGAACTGGCGAAGCCCGGGATCTACGGCACAGTCGACAATCCTATCGTGGTAAACGAAAAGGATCTGCGTGAGATAGCAGAGACCTTCCCAGAAATCAAGAAAGCACCCGTATCCCTCAATGGACACTGGCCCGATCCCTCAAAACCACGGTTAGGGAATGTCATCTCCGTTACCTTCGATGAGACTGCAAAGGTCTTAATCGGAGAGGTGGAAGAGCATGACGTGCTTGCCTCCGTGGTGGATGAGGGGTTCTTCCCTGACGTGTCCATCTCGGGAAAACGGCGGGCAGTAGATGGGAAGATGTATCTGCATCACGTGGCGTATCTCGGAGAGGAGCCTCCCGCGATCAAGGATTTGATCAACGGGATCAGGGATTCTCTGGACAACGCATCCTTGGATGATGGCGTTGCCGCCTCTGACGCGGCCGGAACCGTGTCCTTCCCCTCTCCCTCCGCCCGACAGCTGCTGTTAAGCGATCCGGAAGCGACAGCCGGAAGCTCTCAGAACGCAGGGGGACAAACCCGCAAGGAGAAATCGATGGATCCATTGGAAGAAGCCGTCGCCGGCATAACCGACGAGGCGAAGAAAAAGGCGGCAGGAGATAGGCTTGCCGAACTGAAGGCTGCGGGAGACTCCGCGGCGAAGTATAAGAGCCAGCTCGATGCGCTCGCGAAAAGGTATCCCGACGCCGGAATCGAGCTATCGGACCGGTCAGACCCGCGTGTGGACGGGCTTGTAAAGCAGCTCAAAGCAGAGAAGACGGATGCACTTTTGCGCTCCGCATCGGGCAGGGTGCCTAAGGCAAAGCAGGGTCTCATCTCCGCATTGGCCGACACCTTTTCCTTGAGCGAATCCGTGGAGCTTTTCGACGGGGACAAGAAGGTCAGCAAGACCCAGTACGAGGTGTTCGCCGATCTGCTCGAGTCCCTGCCGACTCCGGTGCAAGCCGGGAAGCTCGATCTCTCAGATGACAGTTCCGAGGGGAAGGCTCTGGACCTCGGTAAGATCAAAGGCAAGATATAGGAGGAACGCATGAAAGCGAATGTCGGAAGTGCTACGCTTCACCCCTCCCGCGTCATCGACACGGCTCACCCGCCTGTCGTGATGAACGAGGCGGTGCTTGAGGACAACGGGGTGATTGCGGAAGGTCAGATCGTGGCCAAAGACGAGGATGGAAAGATCATCCCTCACGCGTTGGTAGAAGACGTTGCTATGACCGGCGCGGTCGATGAGACAAACAAGGTCTTTACCGCGGTGATCGGACCATATCTGCCGGGGAGCATCGTTATTGCGAATAACAACACGACGCCCCAGCAAGTCACAGACAACGAGAACGGGGGGCTGGTGGGAAATGGGTCCGGAACAGTCCTGCCCGACGGTACGGTATCCGTAACCCTGGGTACGGCTCCTGAGGAAGAAACGACCGTGACGATCAGCTTCAAAACGAAACCGACAGGGGTGAACGTCCAGGAGTGCGATACCGCGGAGGATGACTCGACTCCTGTGCTCAAACATGGAACGGTTAATCGCGATCTCCTGCTCACGGGCGCGTCCGCGGCAGACGATGAGGATGTCGCCGCCCTTGAGGCGCTTGGTATCTACGCGGTCTAAGGAGGGCCGTACACTATGCCTACAGAATTGAACCTGAGAAAATACTTCACTCCGGCTGCGATCGTGGAAACCCTCGGTCGGCTGCCTGAGCTCAAAACCCCGATCATGGATCTGCTTTTTACCGATCGCAGAAACATCCCCCGCCCTCTCATCGGTGTGCGCGATTTCGGTTTTAACCCCGGAAACATTCCGGTGGTTCGCCGAGGGACGATCGCCTATCCCCTCTCAGGAAGCGACGGTTCGGTGAACTTCATCGAACCCCAGCCGGTCAACCCCTCCCGATTTATTTCAGGGGCGGACCTCAACAACCTCCGCGCGGCTAACGAGTCGACCATCCAGCAGGAGGTCGACAACATCATCGACGAGCTGCGTAGGGCCTGCCGTGTAACCGCCGAGGCACTCGCAGTCCAATCCCTGAGCGGAAAGATCAGTTACTGGATGCGCTCAGGGGGAGGAACTCTTGAATCCTACGAGGTGGAATACGGCACTATCGGAGATGCCACTTCCAAGATCACCAAGAAGTTCGACGCTACAGGGGCAAAGATCTCCGATGTGGTGAGGGGAATCGCCGGGGTGCTTGATGTACTCAAGGCCCGCAAGGTCGACGGAAACGATGTGGCCATCTTTTCCGGATTTGACGTATTTGCCGTGCTCTGTGATCTCGCTGGAGCGCAGTCCAACGCCTCCGTCGCTCAGGCAACCGCGAACGGGATATCCATTGGCGGAGGGTTCACTATCCAGCTCCTCGCTTCGACGTACACGAACCTCTCGTCCAAGGCTGCCATTCCTGTCGTCCCCGTGAAGCACATCCTCGTGATCGACAAACAGGCGGGTCACAAGATGATCTACGCAGGCCTCGACTCCATCGGCGCCGGGCAGCAGGCTCTCCCATTCTACGCGGACTACGAGGAGACCAAAAATCCGTCAGGAGTGAACGTCATCGCAGAGAGCAAACCTCTCCCTGTGGCGAACGTCCAGGGTATCGTCAAGGCTCAGGTACTTACCTGATCCATCTTTGAGAGCCTGAGTATGATCCGTGAAACCGAATACGACGATCTGATAGCGAAAGGCGAACACGCTCTCTCGACAACGGGGAATGCGGGGATATCTGAGATAAAAGGATCCCCAATCGCCCCCGCTGAGGTAGCCTCACGGCTATCAGGGAGCTTGTACGAACAGCTCTCTGACGGATCGGATGATACGGTAGTGCGGGCATCAGAGCGAGCATCCATACATATTGCAGCTATCACCGCACGGCATGGGAAAACACTTGATCTTGATAACACGGTCATGCGCGAGATCGTACTCCTCATGACAATCTACGAGCTCCATATGGCTCTGGGACATGAACAGGCTGGGAAGGAATACAGAGAAAAAGCAAAAGACCTTATCATCGCTAGCCTTGGGGACTTCCCCGAATCAGGGAACCCTGTTGGAGGGCAGCCTCCCCTGGGTGCCATACACAAACCGAAACGTCCGTACGGAGGCCGCTATGATCGTTGAAACCCTCGATGCTCTGGGAAGGCGCATGACCGATCCAGCACTTCTCGACGATCTTGGGTCGGTTGGAGTTGGCTTGGTGCAGAAGAATATCAGCAACGGGAACTGGACGCCGAACGCTCCGCTCACGCAGGCGGTGAAGCAAAACAACAAGCCGCTGCGCGATAAAGGGCAGCTGCTCGCATCAATCGCGTATCGAGTGGAGCCTGATAAAGCGGTGATCGGGACGATACATCCAGCTGCGGAGATCCTGCATAACGGCGGGGTCATACGGCCGAAGAGTGCCCGCTATCTGACGATTCCGGCGAACGCGGAGGCTCGGGCTTTTATGCGGCGTTTTGGAGCCACCCCCCGGAAATGTATCGAAGGGATGAAATCAGCCGGGTATTCGATATGGTTCGTGTTTGGGAAAGGCGGCAAGTGGGTATTCGCAAAAAAGGGAGCGAAGGGAAAGCTTCATCTTCTGTTTCTCTTAAAAACATCCGTGACGATTCCTGCTCGGCCTTTCATGGAACTGCCACCAGAGTATGTCGAGATCATTGAGCGGAGAGTAGCACGGAGGATATTTGGATGACAGCATATGATGCAGCAGTACTGTTTAAGAAACAGATTGAACGAAATACTCTTCTAAAGACAGTACTCATGCCGACTCCCCTCAAAGAGTCAGGCCCTGTGGTGAAGGTAGCTGTCAGAAAACTGATTGTCCGTAAACGTGACTATGGTTCAAGGGTGGCCCCAATTCGCGAGGTTCGGCTTTCGGTCATGGTAGAAGCGACAGTGGAAGGCCAGCGTGCTTTAGAGCTCGCGATGGATGCGTGTGAAATTGTAGGCGAGTTTATGCGGAGCACAACCCGCCTCCAGGATAAGACAGGATCAGATATCCCGGGCTCCAGGATCGAATCATTCTTTGATGAAGAGGATTCTGTACTGGACGACCCTGATACAGGGAAAGTCTCGTGGATCACTGATGAGTATCGAGTAACGATCACCCTTGTAGAATAGGAAAGGAGATATTGCATGAAAGCGAAAAACGCGCCTGATTGCGTGATCAGGCAGGAATACAAAAAGGGAGCAGACGGGAAGAAAACTCTTTCTGCGATCATCTATTCAAGCAGGGCACTGGGGCGTGAAGAGATAGAAAAGCTTGAGCCTCAGAAGACAGCAAAATCAGTGCGGGAAATCCGTAGAGAAGAAAAAGGAGATGAATCATGAGCGATCAGACACGGCTTATCGGCGATGACGCCACCCTCGAAACAATTACCTTCGGGGAAGAAAAATCAGGAGACGGAACAAAAACCTTCGACGAACTGGCAGGCGGGGATGCCGCTTCAGGTGATGGCAAAGGATTCTGGATGATCACCGCGAAAGCTGCAACGAGTAGCATTTTTGGGTTACTCTCCGTAGGTGATCTTTTCCCTGCAGATGGAGATGAGGTAGCAGTCGTAGGAGATAAGGCAAAACTTCTAACTGCAGAGGTATTCGCCGATTGTTCAGGATGGTCTGCTTCCCTTTCTGCAGGAGAAGTAGAAGTGTCTGTCTTGAGTGATAGGGTGAAGAAATACCGAAAAAGCAAAGCAGATGGAGAAGGCTCCATCAAAGGCGTATTCACCCTCGGGATCACAACCGCAGCAGGCGGAATCTTGAATCAGTTCATGAAGATCGTGAAAAAAGATGCAACCGGAACGATCACGGTTAGCGATATTAACTCGCAGCCAATCTATATCCGGGGAGTTGTCCGCAACACGGATCGATCTGGTGAAACCTATGCCTTTATGTTTGCTCAAATTGAGCTTTTTGGCACGAAGCTCGGGGCTGACATGGGAGCAAAACAGGAATACGAAAGCAAGTTCCGTTTTATCGGAGCTGATCCTGTCTTTTATGAACAGGAAATCGCATAAGGAGGAACATAAGGAGGAAGGAGTAACACACCATGCTTATATCCATAACGAAAGAGAAAACTTTTACCCCTGATTTCAATGGTAACCTTGATCTCCCGGAAGGCGAAAGAATTATCGTGAAATATCGAGTTCCGAACATTGCGACAAAAAATCGAATCTCACCAAGGCCTGTGCTGAAGTTCAACTATGATACCGACGGACGGCTCGAAGGAGGGGAGACAGAGGTGTCTTCCGACGCGAAGACAATTATCTCTGAAATGCTCGTATTGATCAGGAATTGCGAATATGAAGATGAAAAGGGCAAACATATCGTCACCTCAGCAAAGGACCTATTCGAAGCTCCAGTCGAGTTTGAACCTCTCGTAAAGGAGATAGAGAAGAAATTCCGCAATGAGCTGGAACAGAGGCTTGACGAAAAAAACTGAGGATTGCTTACCGTCTCTTTGTAAGCGGTAAGCACCAGGCGAGAATACGGCCCGGAAGAGAATCACTTGAAATCTCTACCGGGGTAAAAGACGAAGACGGATGCCCGATTTTTGTCACATATCGTGATGTAAAAAAGTACGTGAATGAGGAGTTTCATGCATGGTATCAAGTCTTTACCATGACCGAACTCTTGGGGTGTTTGCCCTTCGGAGGCGGATGGGCTGAGCAACCCGCGCTTATCACGCAGGTACTCTCCATCTTCTATTCGGAGCGCCGAATTATGGAACAGGAAAAGGTTGGCGATGACAACAGAACAACTGAAACTTGAAATACAAGTAATGGTAAAAGACGCGATCGCCAACCTCGGGAAAACAACCGATGAGGTAAAACGGCTTGCCAAAGAAGCACAGGCAGCAGCCCCTTCTGCCAACGAATTAAAAATTGCATACTCCAACCTCGAAAAAGACCTGAAAGCATCGGCTCAAACAGCGAAGCTCTTTGGCGACGAGGTCGGGGGCTTGAAGGATCAGCAGGCACGGCTGAAAAACGAAATCACCGATCTCATTAACCGTGGACTGAGCCCTGAATCACAAGAGGTGCAGAACCTCAAATCGCGGTATGACGAAACCACCGACGCCCTGAAGCGGCATGGAGCCGAGACGAGTTCCCTCACCGAGAAGATTGCAGGTCTTGCTACAAGCGCCGCAGCCCTCGCTGCTGGCAGGAAACTAGTCTCGTTCGCAGCTGAGGCAGTTACCTCATTTGCTGGAGCAGAGGCATCTGCCGATAGGCTCGCAGTGGCTCTACAATTACGTGGGATGCAAGATGCAGCACCTGCCCTGGATGAGCTTGCATCCCGTCTCCAGGCTGTTGCTGGATATTCGGATGATCTGGTAAAGCAGCTTGAGGCCGAGCTTCTCGCACAGGGGAAAAACCGGCAGGAGATAGAAAAAACAATTACTGCTGCAGCAGGACTTTCAGCGGTCACAGGCGATGACCTCGCAGTAAGTGTGCAAAAACTCGCCGCAACCTATGGGGGACAAGCCCGTGAACTCGGTCGACTCATCCCTGAGCTGCAGGATCTGACAGAAGAACAATACAAATCAGGAGCAGCCGTTGATATTATACTCCAGAAGTATACAGGCTTTATCGGAAAGACCGGAGAGACAGCCATCGGTCTTGCGCGTGCGAAGGAATCGGTAGGAGATCTCATGGAGGCAATAGGCGAAGGCCTAAGCCCCATTATTATAGCAGGGGCAGATATCATCACAAGTCTTGCACGAGCATTATCGAATGCCTCTGATGGAGCAAAAAAGATCGCCGGACTCATCACCACTGTGCTGATCGGCGCCTTCGCAGGCCTCACGATCCGTACCCTCGCAGTAACAGCAGCAAAATGGGGGCTCTTCGGTGCAGAAATGGCAGTAAACTCAGCACAGGCAGTAGGGAACCCTCTCCTCTGGGCTGGGATAGCGGCGGCGACCGCTGCTATTGCAAGTACTACTGCTCTTGCAGCTGCTAAGCAGAAAGAGGCTCAAGCCTTCTCCTCGACAAATGCACAGATAGGAGCAGCAAAAAAGGAATACGAATCCCTGAACGACATCATGGCAGATGTCGCCGAGAAGCGGGAGAAAGAAGCCCTTGAATTCATAAGGTCAAATCAGAAAAATTTGGGCAATCCGTTCGCGAAAGATAAGACGGTTTCCAGTCCAATGAGTGAAGCGCAGTATGTCGAGGTAGAGATCAAGCCTCGTCTGGCCGGGCTCTCAGACGACAACCTGAAAAAAGAAATCGACCGGCTGAAAAAGTCAATTGAATCCGACCCCTTGAAGAGCCTGAAGGAATCCTTCGGCGATACCGGATACAATGTATCCATCCTCAAGGCAATGGAAGAAGAGCTGAAGCGCAGGACCCCGGCCATTGAGCAGGATGTAAATGCCCTCAAAGAGCTCGCGAAAAAGGCCGCAGCTTTCAAGACTGACTGGGAGGATGTCTGGGGCAGATTCCAGGCCGAGCAATCGTCCAGCCCGACAGCGCTCGTAGACTGGGAGGAGCAGAAGAAGCTTGCGGAGGCGGCGGCCAACGGGATCGGAGAGAAGAACAAGATTGTGCTCAATCAGATCCGGGATTACTATGCCGCGCAGCGTAAAGAGATCAACGACAAGATCCTTACCGAGGAGAAGGAGCGCCTGGCAAAGATCACCGACACGCGGGTGGATGACCTTGAATTGCAAAAGGAAAAAGAACTCGCCGCGTTTCAGGGATCCGCGGAGGCGCGGGCGAAAATCGCTGCTGACTACGACAAGCTTATTGCGCGAACAAGCCTCGAAGAGGCTGTGGCTGCTCGATACAAGGAAGCAGAAGCTGCGGCAAAGCTCACCGACGAACAGTCAGATGATATGCGTGTGGCGATGCAGAAAGAGCTCGATCTGTTTGAAGGGACTAGTGAGCAAAAAGTAGCCCTAGCAGCATATCGGGAAAAACAGATTACAGAAGCGGAAGAACAGGAAGCCCGTGCACGCCTTGAGAAGGAAGTTGAAAAACGCTACGAGACGGCTGAACTCATGGCGAGAATATCCGGGAATCAAATCGAGTCTATGCGCGTGGCGATGAGCAAAGAGCTCGCGCTCTTCGATGGGACGGAAGGACAAAAAAGAGCCCTTGCCGCGTACTGGGAAAAACAAATCACTGAGGCTGCTGGCAAAGAAGAAAGAGCTCGCCTTGAGGCCCGTGTCGCCGAACTCTATAAGGAGGATGAATTGACTGCATCCCTCACCGAGAGCAAACTTGACGATCTCGAGGTCACTCGGGACAAAGAGTTCGCCCTGTTTGAGGGGACTGAGGAGCAAAAAGCGCTCCTTGCCAAAAAGTACGCGAAGGAGATCGCGGACGCTTCCATAGCGGAAGCTCGGCGGGTATTCGAGGAACAGAAGGCGCTCGCCGAAAAGCAGAATGACTGGGGAAAGTTCGCAGGTTTTACCTTCCAGAATCAGGCAAAGGATACCGAGGTCGGAAAGATGGCTGGCTTCGGCGGCGAGGTATCTGTGGATCCAGTCTCCATGGCGATTCAGGCACTGGCAGAATTCGCCATGGGAATCGAGAATGTGCAGAAGGTATTGAACCCCTTCTCAACAATCCTTGAAGGTGCATCGATACTCTTACAACCGCTGATAAACGATCTATTACAGCCAATTGTTACCCTGTTGTATGAGGTCGGAGAAGTTGTCGGAAGCGTGCTTTCGCCATTTCTATCTCTGTTTGCAACGAACATACGCATTGTCGTTGGCCTTTTGAACATCATAAAAGAGCCAATCGATATGGTTGGTAGGGCATTCCTCTGGCTAAACGATCATGTCATCGTACCTGCAGGAAACTTCGTCATCGAATTGCTCAATACGATGATTGCAGCAATAAACTGGGCCCTCGGATGGCTGGGGGTGAGCATATCCTACATCGATAAGCTCAAGACCTCTACAGACCTCATGGATGGCATCAACAGGCAGCTTGAGGCCATCGATGATCAAATGCAAGCTGTACGGGATATGTTCGACGATCGCCGTGAGGATCTCGATGACGCATACCAGAAAAATGTTACCTCACTGAAAAACCTCCTTGAGCTTGGGGCGATTAGCGAAAACGACTATGCACAGAGGATGTCTCAGACAAACAAACAGTATGAATCTGCAGTCGATGCACTCGAGGCCGAAGAGAAACAACAACTCGATGTACTCCAGGAAATACGTGATAGATTAAATTCAGGCATCAACGTGTACCAGCAGTCAGGCTCTGCACCAGAGGTAGCGACTATGTGGGAAGAAGCAGCAAAAACAGCCGGATCCTGGGGAAGCGATGTACCTGTCTTAGGCCATATCGCAGGGTATGCAGTTGGTGCAGCAAAGGGTCTGATAAAAGGGATTGGGAAAATATTTGGGTTTGCCGAAGGCGCAGTAGAAATCCCCTTCGATCAGATCGCTGTCGTGCATAAAGGAGAGACCATCGTTCCCAAGACCTTTGCTGCTGGGCTTAGGAGCGGAGAACTCACCCTCGGGAAGGGAAGTGCCTCATCTCCTATTGTATATCAGACCACAGTGAACGTCACCGTACAGGGGAGCGTCCAGGCGGAGAACAATCTCGCCGACACGATCGCGCGGACAATCAACAAGCGGGAACGCCGCGGCATGCTTGAGCTTGAGAGCGTATGAGTACCTATACCGTTTATATCGATTTTGGGGGAACGTCCGGAGAGGTTGATATCACATCCCTTATTAGGGCTATTATCCCGACCCAGCGTATCTGTACCGACTCCTACCGCAGGGCGACCGATCAATGCTCGCTCACCCTCCGCTATGACGCTGACCTCATGGCCTCCCTCTCTTCCGTTGTTGGGGAAGTAACTGTCCGAATTCTTAAGGACGGTGAGCCGTTCTTCTTCGGCAGGATCCCGCCCACTGAGAGCTTCGAATCGGCGGGGGCCTCCGGGGGATCGGATCCGGATGTGTCGGACCTCGAGCTTGAGGTCACCGACTTCGGTAATAAACTTGATCGCGAGATCACCGCGGATGATGAGATAGCTTGGGAGAACCTCCCGGTATGCGATCCGTCAGCACCATGGGTATCTATCGTCCACAGGCTCTTTTCTCTTTGTGGGCTCACCCTCAACACAACGGTAGCAGAGCCGACCGTCCTCCGGGGATTTGCCCGAGATTCCGGGACCGTGGCGTCAGCTCTAGACACCCTGCTGTATGAGTACGGGCTTGTTGCCTACCAGCGGGAGAACGGTGAGTGGGATCTCTATCGCTGGATCGAGGAGTCCCCGGAAGCAACCGAGACGCTTGACGCCGAGAACATCATGGCATCCCTTAAGGTAGAGCGGGTAGAGCGAGAATCAGACGCTGCAAAAGTAGTCTGGTACGGGCTCAAGGAGAAAGCCCAAGCACTTGTATATATGGCAGACCTCCCATTCGGGGATGATAATCAGCGATCAGGATATCCAGTTCAGCCTGGCCTCCTCTGGCCTGAAGAGGCGAACGTCGAAGATACCTGGTTTGATTACCAGGACACCTCTTTAGCAAAAACGCTCTCAGAGTCAGGACAGCGGATCGTCTCCAACAAAGACTTCACCCAGATTCTGCTCACCTCAAACCATACGCTTGACGTGCACATTGATTCAGGTCTCGCGCAAAGCTTCACCCCAGTATTCCAAAACAAGCGGGCGCATCTCGCTTATCTGAATCCAACCGCTGGACCGCTCAATATCTACTACTGTGATATCTATGCGAACGTCGTTTACAGGGCAGCAGAAAACGCAGTCACCAAGAATGCCGTGCTCTCCCCGGTAAAGACCAACACGTATGAGGCGGAATTCATCCATGACGCAGAGTCCGCCTCCCGCCTCGCCTGTGCCATGGCAGACCTCTTGTACGGAAAATCAGTATGGCGATACACCTTCCCAATGGAGGACAAGCTCACCCTGGGAGCTGTGGCGACACTCACCGATCCGTACTCAGGTCTGAGTACAACGGTCCGCATTGTGGAGCGATCCTATGACCCTGAAACAGATATCTACACCTACAAGGCGATCTCGATTAAAGCCGTGGTGTTTACCCCATCATCGAGTCAGATGTCAATTATTCCAATAACACCGAAGACGAAAGAAGAGGATACATCACAGCAAACGCAGAAGATTTCTGATGATCTCTATGCGTATATGAATGACACCCCACCCATAAACAACCCAACCGAACTTGCGCTGTCCTATGAATCGAATGCAGATGGATCTGTTGATATCTTATTCAGTTTCAAATATGTGCAAGGGCAATCAAAGGCTGATGGTTTCTGGTTTTTCTATCCGGATGGCCTTGAAGCTCCAACCCCAATAAATATATCGACATCGGCCAAAACAACTATTTCTGCACAAAAAAACCCTATTGAGGTTACCTATAGCGGGAAATTATCAGCGATATCTACTCGATACGGAGGAGTTGGAGCTGTCACTAAGCATTATCGATTTGGCATTATTGCATTTGGGATTCGGAAATCAGGGACAGTCCCATATGAAAACGAGTTGGGTGAGAATGAAATAGTTGAGCTCCCCGATTGGATCGATAAAACTTTTGAGAGCACCACCATCGCAGCATCAGAAGGCGATGTAACGATGAGCTACGAAGGGGCCTCCATTGTTTGGCGCATGAACTCTACAGGAGCAGAGAAGGCACGAATTCGGTATGATGCGTTAACTGACCTGCTTAATGTTGGACAATTGGCTGGTCTTGTGCAATACCGAGGATCATGGGTATATGACGGAACATTTCCTACAGGATCATCAAAACTCTCAAATAGTAATAATGGGAATATTGTTGTTATTCCGTTTTCAAATGGGAGTAGACTGATTATTTTTTATAATTCATCAACTCAATATGTTCAAGAATCATTAAGAGCCGAAGATGGAACATATGGGGCTCCAATTAATATAATAAATGGAGTAAGAATTTCAGAAGGTTTTGATGCTGATATTTTACCAGACGGTAGAGTCATATTTTACTATATTAAAGATGTTGATAACGGAATATACGAGATGTTACGCACTACAACTGGGGTGTGGAGTTCTCCTACGCTAAAGGTAGAATATAGTTTATTTACGCAATATTTAGGGAAGCCAAGAATAATAGCTCGACCAGACGGCTCTTGCGTTTTGCTTTATGTAGCTATGACAGCTCATACAGTTATTTATGCAGTCCATGCATCAGTTCGCAATTCTTCTGGTAATATAACTGGCATTTTTAACGGATATACTGATTTTAGCCCAGATATTCGAACAATTCAAAAAATTGAAGGATGTGCTTATGATAATGGTGACGTTTTAATTATAGGGCACCTCTAAAAACTTCTGAAA